CTTTGTATGTTTTACTTTATTTGATTTCATAATTGCGTATATTATTATATAAGTATATCCTATACTTTAATGATACATATCTGCCGTCAAAAATTATTTGTTTTGATAAAATCGTTTCCCGTTCCATTGATAATTCCATTTATTTTTTATATATAACTGTCTAATACCGTTTATATCAAACGACCAATTGTACTTCATAAACTCCGTTGCAAAATCAATTTTAATGTTTCTAACAGTAAGTTGAATACGGTTTGGTGAAAAGTAAACAACACATTGGTTATTGTATTCTACATTCAGTACCCTACCAAATGATGTTATGGCATAACCATCACACTTGCCTTCTAATAAAACATATTGTTCATCAGGTAGTAATGTTGACTTTATTTCTTCCTGATAACGTAATACTTTTTTTTCTATCAAGAATGATTCTGGATAAAGTTCATCAATGTCTCTATCATAACCCATTGATTTATATTCTATAACCTCCCAAGCTTTATGAGGGTCAAGATATACTTGAAATTGTTTACTTGTATATTCTGGAGTACTCATTAGTCAGTTAGTCCACTTGCTGCTTTAGGTTTACGTCCTGCTTTAGCTGATGTTTTAGGTTTACCATTACTAATTCCTGTTTCACCTGTTTCAGTTTTAACTGGAGGATATGCAATAGTTCTAATTTGTGGGTCATACTGATTTATACGACCTTGCCAAACACGCATTGTAGCAGTGTATTCACAGCTACAACCTGGTATACCTACTTGTTCTTTAAAAGCTAAATTATGTCCTTTAGCCCAGTTTGTTAATGTTTTATGGTCAATTCTATAACCTGCTGTTGGTACTAAATCATTTAGAATCCATAAAGCATCTGCTTGTGTTAGTTGTTCATTAAAATTAATCACAGTTGTTAATATTATATTTTGGTTTGTATACTTTTATGTAAAATTTTTCTAATTGTTTCATAACATTTTTTTCACATTCATCTATAATTTGAAAAAATACTCCTGAATGTTTAGATAATGATTTGTATAAATCTAATTGACCAGGATGCCATTGTTCAGCATATTTCAAATTTTTAATATTTGATCTATGTCTGTCAACTCGTCTGTTAATAGCTCTACTACTTCCAATGTATAAAGCATTACCTGTCTCAGAATCAAAAATACCATAAATACCTTTGTATTTTTCATTCCATAATTTTTTTGCGGGATAAAATTTAGCTGCCATATCTGTGTCTGTCCATTAAATCAATTAAATAACTTATAGTATATCCAAATATACAAACTACTCCTGCTGAAGCCAAATTAAAGGTGACAGCTAATCCTAACCAGAATGAAACACATTTACAACAGTATAACCAACTTGTTGCTTTGTAGTTGTATAATTTAAAATAATTTTTAATCCATTGTAATGGCTGAAACCATTCAGCTATCATTACTCCTAATACTGCTAATCCTAATAACTCAATCATTGATAATATTTTTTAATTGTTTTTCTACTTCGGCACGTATTAACTCGTTTAATTTTTGTTTTTTAACGCGCTTAAACCGTCTAATACGCGCTATTATTTTAGGTGCGGTAAATGTTGCGACTGATGATATAATCGCCGTTATTATAAATTGAAATGCTGACATTGTTGTTTAATTAATTGTTTTCCTTCTTCTATTGCTTTTTTTACATTGGCAACTGATATGCCATATTTTTTATGAATTGCAACATATGTTAATTCATTTATGAAATATTCATTAACAAGAGCTTTATAATAAAAATTTAAATTATCTATAGCGTGGTTAATACATTCAACTGGATCTATCTGATGTAGTGGTAAATCAAAAGTTTCATCAATATGATCTAATTCTTCTTTATCTACTCTTCTAAGTTTTTCTTTAGCATCAGTTTCAACCAAATATACGCCTCTGAAATTATATGATTGTTTTCTAACTTGATTCCAATAAGGTGATGAACTGGATTTTAAATTAAGTGACATTGAGCGACCCATATAATTTAAGATTTTGTCATCAATCACTGCACACTGGAATTGATATTCAAGTGGTTTCTTAGTTAAGAATTGTTCTAAACAGAAACTTAATAAATCTGAATAAATGTGATAATTGTAGCTTGTTATTCTCCTCTCATCCTTTAACATCTTAGAATAATGTCTTGTGATAGCGTGATTAATTAGATCACGTTTTTCATCATCTGTTAAGTTAGTGTAATCCATTGTTGATTATAACTATATGCATCTGGATTAAAAATAGCAAGTTTTATATAAAGAAATTACTTTTAATCCCAAATCCATCTATACATTTGTTCTAATGTATACCATTTTTGACCCCCATATTTCCAGTCTACAACAATTTTAGTTTTACCAGTGAACTGACAAGTAACGTTTCTGTATTTAATGTATTTACCTCTTTCTAACTTATAAGCATTGAATGGATCATCTTTTCTCATCCATACAGCACCGTATTTATCTGATTTAAATGTATTTGGTAATACTGTTTTAGCTGGAAATTTAAGTGACTGAATATATTGTACTTTATCTTCTGCTTTTTTAAGTTTCTTATTAGCATCCATTTCAGCCTTCATTCTCTCAATAGCAGCATCATTTTTAATCTGCTTTATCTCACATTTCAGACATACTTTATTTGGCCTAACATCTGTAAACTCTCTTTCATCAAACGCATCTTTCACTTTCCATTCAGCGCATTTGCAACATTTAAATTTAGTAACTTTTGGTAACATATAATTAGTGATGACTTTTATTACTATAATAATAACATAATATTTTGGGGAGGCCAAACCTAAGGGGGCAAAGGTTAAAACAAAAGAACCTCCTTTTACAGAGGTTCAATTGAAAACAGTTGTAATACCAGTTTTCTCGAAAGCATTACAAACGGTAAATATTAATAAGCTTGTCTCATTCAGCGACTTTAATTATATTACAGCGTATTTATTTATATATGAAAACACAATTCACTAATGAAGAGAAAGCTAAAATTTTTAATGATTGGTTAGGCAGTCGTTTTAAGTCATTTGAAGTAGCATCTCCAGACACAGCACCTATTTCATTTGTTGCTAAAGATACTGAAGATAAAGATTACTACGTGTTTGTTAATGTAGCTAAAGAACTAAACATTAAAGATAATAATAGAGACCAAACAGGTATTATGATTGAAAATGCCCACTTTTATACACTATATGGTATGGTATCGCAAGGCATGAACGTGTTTTGGTTTGAGGCGTTTAATGACGGTTATATGCTGTTTTACTTGAATGATTGCTGTACGCCTGAGCAATTAAATGTATTAACAGAACAAACTCTAATTGGAGTTACATCTGCTCTACACGTAGAAAAACCTACTCCTAAATACGAGTCAGGTGATGGTAAAACTTATTACACGTTAGCTAATTAACGTCCTTGTCCTCTATACTTAGAGACAGCCTTATCTTTGGGTCCGCTTTGTTTAAATGCGGATCCTTTTTTCTTGGTTTTAGGCTTGAATTTAGCTACGGTACCTAATTTTGTTTTAGCCATTAGTATCCAAATAATTCTTTAGTGTTATTGAAATAAGTAGCCGCTGATGAAGCATCAAAAGCTACATCATAAAGTGACATCATAGCTATTTTACCTGTGAGATTAGTATCTGTAAAAATAGCTCTATTTGATCTTGTATTAGATGTAATATTTGATTGGTCAGTTAAAACTCCATTAACATATAAATAACCTATAGTACCATCCATAACTCCTATAAGATTAAGCCATTGTCCCTCATCACCAGCTATTGAAGATGAAGGATAATATAAAAAGTTAGTAGTTTGATAATAAGCTAAATCACTTTGTGTTTTAATTCTGGAAACACCTAAATCAGTACCTGATGAGCCTCTTCCATATCCAAACCAAGTAAAATCACTTGAAAGATCATTTGTGTTAATCCAAGCACATTGAGTTCTATTAGTTACAGGACCAACAATAATACCTGTTGAATAATATGATGCTGTACTAAATTGGAAATAAGAAGAAGTATATTGATTTCCTTGTACAAAACTTACTGAGCCAGTAAACAATAAATCTGTTTGTGCTCCTGTTGTACCTGTGTTATACCAAACACTACCTGAACCTGGATATGATGATGTTAAATTAGCATTAACATTGAATATTAAATTACTTTGTGGAATAGGTAATACTGTTAATCCTCCTTGAGTTTTAGTACCTCCTAAATACATGTTTCCTAATTGATAAGAATCAACATATTCACTTCCTATTTCTGTGTTTCCTAAGTATATTGGCATATTTTATTTTAAATAATTTAAACTTAATCCATAAACGCTCTAACATCCTCAATTTCACTATCTGTTAAGGCTGTGTCATAAATAGCTATTTTATATAATCTTCCACTCATACCTTGAGTTCTTCCTCCTGCACCAAATGACTGTAAAACAGATGAACCAACACCTCCAAAAGTAGCAGCTGCTGCCGTTCCAGATGTTTTAGTCATAGCACTTGTGATATCATTAGCTAAAAATACATCTAATTGTCCATTTCCTCCTCCAACGTTTTTAAATCGTTGACCTACAAAAATTTCAGTATTTGTAGTAACAGTACCTGCTGAGTCTACTACAAAGAAACTACTTGTATTTACAACGTGTGCCCTAAGTTTAGAACTAAAAAACATTGACATAATACCTCCATCAGTAAAGTTACCTATAAAATCATTTTGAGTTGTGCTTGTAGTATATGTTCTTATTACAATAGTATGTTCATTGTTACCCATTGAATTTAGGAATGAAGATGTATTGCTATTATCTAAAATAAAACGATCAGGATATGTCATTGTCCAATATTGACCAGAAGTATAATCTATAGGACCATTAGCTGATACTGAACCTGTATTAGAATTATTTGATGATGTTGTTACAACATTAAAAGCATAGTTAGTTGCATTACCAACAGTTGTATTAGAAGCATCATAATAAAGTACAGGATTGTAAGGAGGAATGTCTGTACGTCCTCCTCCTCCTGTTGATACTGTTTTTACGAATGCGAATGGAGTAAACATATATTATATTAAGTTTTTAACATTGCTTAAATAAACACTACTTGTATTACTAAATACAATAAATGTTAAAACATCAGTTGTATTAGCACCTGAAGGAGAATAAGCACTTCCTGAAGGTTGTTTCACGTATGATGGGAATGTAATAGCTGATGCTGAAGCAGGATAAGTGAGTTCTAAGTTAACTGTTTGTCCTGGTTGAACATTAATAGGTTCAATATAAGTGTTTAATATATTATTGGTGTTTAATGTAAAGAAGTTACCAAGTGAAAAATCAAGTGATGCTGTATTTGAGGTAGTTGAACCTGAAATTACAATTCCTCTTACTGAACCACTAAATGTTACATTTTGGTTTATAGTTGATAAGTTAACATACGAAGCAGTTGTAGCTACTAAAGCATATGATGCTGAGGTTGAATTTACAGCATATGAAGCAGTTGATGCGAATGAAGCTGTTGTAACAAATGAAGCAGTTGATGCGAATGAAGCGCTTGATATACTTCCTGTAATTCCTCCAGTTACTGTTAATGAACCAGTTATTGTTTGATTACCAACAAATGTGTTTGAACCTAATGTAGCGTTTGGAACAGATCCTGAAATAATATACAATGTATTTGCATTTGGTGAACCAATTGCGTTATATTCTGCTTGTGTTAATGTTACTACTTGTTGTACACGTGGTGAAGAAGTATAAGTGTCTGTATCATTACCTAATACATTTCCTGATACTGAACCTGTTACTGTTAATGAACCACTAAGAATAAAGTCAACTGTTTTCCAAGTGGCACTATTACTACCAAATGAATAAGGAGTTCCAGGTTCATAAGCATCACCAAATAATCCTACTCCAGCGTTTCTTCCAAGTGAAAGTATATCTGTTTTATTAGGAGTTCCTAAATGTAATACACTGTTACTTCTATTACTTAAAAATCTTGCTCCATTTGTATGATAATCAATAACAAACATTTCACTCGAACCTAAACTACCTGAGATAGCAAAGGCTTGAGTCGCTGCATCTATGTAAACACTTCCTGTTATTTTAGCACTACCTGTAACATCTAAGTTAGGAGTATATACTGTATTATGTGCTGATGAAGTAATATTAGAACCTCCTAAAATAACACTACCTGAGTGTGTCATTAAGTTGTTATTACCTCCTATAATTTGGCTAAAGTGAGTTGAACCAGAAATTGTATTAAATCTTCCTCCTATAATTGAAGTACCAGGTTCAAATCTTCCAACTGGATTATTTGTATCTGTAATAGCTTGGATAGTATTATTTTGTCCTCCAACTATAGAGTTGTTATTATAAGAGTTAGCTTGAATATTATTTTCTTGTCCTCCATAAATGTAACAGTTATAACTTCCAGCTTGAACGTTATAATATCCTCCAAAAATTCCACAATATCCACTATTTAAAGTAGAATTAGAAGCTCCAACAATAGCACCAAATTGACAATCTGCAGCTAAATTATTTTGTTTACCTCCAATTATAACAGAAGCATCAGTATTAGAACGTTGTGTATTTTCATATCCTGCAAATATACCTCCTCCAGTGCTTGCACCTAAAGAATTATATCTTCCTCCAATTAACACTGGACCATCTTCAGCTTGACCTGAACCATCAGTATTTCCAAGGTTATTACTATAACCTCCAATCATTACCCAACCAATACCCGCACTACCTACTCCAAACACGTTTTCTCTTCCTCCAAGCATTGTCATAGCTTGTGGGGATAATGATACTCCAAATCCTCCTCCATTGGTTACTCTATGATTGTAACCTCCAAATATTAAGTTACCTTGTCCTCCTCTGTTATCATTAGCATATTGAGCTGTTTTAAATCCTAAATTATAACTGGCATAAATTGAACCTGAGTTATAAGCTTGATCATATATTTGAATTGGAGTACCGTCAGAGGCTGTAAAGAAAATAGGAATACCTGTTGCACTACTTGTGTCACTGAAAGTAAATAATGGAACATTACTTCCTGAAGATAAACCTTGGAAGCCATATTCTGGTCCTGTAACAGCTGAACCAGTATCTACTGTCACAGGGAATGTTGAACCATCTCCTTTAGTGAAAGTAACTACGTTACCTGCTGCTGAAGCTGTGGTTAATAAAGAACCAGTATTAACACTTGCATTTAAAGCAAATGATGCTGTTACAGCATAACTTGAACTTATTGCGTTTTGTGCTTGTGAAGCACTTACAGCATAGCTTGAAGATAAAGCATTGTTAGCGTACGAGGCCGTACCAGCTAATGATCCTGTAAATCCTGTAGTTGATATTGTTGAACCAGTAACAATTAATGGTCCTGTTTTAACATCTACTACGCCGTATAAAGTTTGTGTGTCGTTTGACGCGTCACCAAATTGGTTTGAACCACTTGAGTAAATAACTGAAGCAGTTTCATATATTACTGTCAAATTAGAGATAGAGGCAGAAGCAATAGTTGCTAATCCTGTTACTAAAATATTTGAAGCAGTGAAATTTGTTGCAAATGAAGCTGTTACTGCTACTGAAGCACTTGTTGCAAATGAAGCACTAACTGCTGTTTGAGCTTGTGAGGCTGAAATAGCGTATGATGAACTAATTGCTGTTTGTGCTTGTGATGCTGAAACTGCGTATGAGGCAGAAACTGCATTTAATACATAAGAAGCTGTAGTGGCTGTATCTGCAGTGGCTGCACTTGTAGCTCTTGAAGCAGAAACTGCTACTGAAGCAGATACTGCTATACTGGCTGAAGTAGCGTTTACTACATTGTTTATAACGTTAGTATAAGTAGTACCGTCGCCTTTAGTGAATGTAATAGTTGCATTGTTAGTAGACGAAGTTACAACGTTATTTAACGCTAATGATGCTGTAGTAGCATATGATGCTGAAACAGCAGATCCAGTAGCTATAGTTACAGGGAATGTTGAACCATCTCCTTTTGTAAATGTAATTACGTTAGCTGTTGCACTTGCAGTAGTTAATAATGAAGCTGTTGATACAGTAGCTCCTGCATTTAAAGCATAAGATGCAGTGATAGCAAATGATGCTGATACGGCTTGTGAAGCTGAAGTAGCTGTTGAAGCAAAAGATGATGATGTTGCTGTTGATGCAAATGAGGCGCTTGTTGCTGTTAAGGCAAACGAAGCACTTGTAGCAGTCGCTGCAAATGAAGCAGAAGTAGCATTATCTGCTCTTGAGGCAGTTATTAATAAACTACCTGTGATTGTGTCCCCTAAACCAGTCTGTAATTCACTTCCACTTATTTGAGTTAAAAATTGGAATGATTGACTGATGTATAAGTTGGTTAAATTTCTTCCCATTATATATTAAAAATTAGATACGTTATTTTGATATGATCTATAAGGATATTGTGGAAACTGAGGATAACGAGAATCATAAATTGGTAAGCCACATTCACGAGCTTGTCCAGCATGATATCCTCTTCCATTTCTTCTCATTACAATAGGACTACGATATTGAACTCCAAAATCAGGATACAACTGTTGTAATTCTACGTTACCATTTAATTCTGGGAAATTACCTTGTTTCTGAATTAAGTAGTTAGTTAATCTTTCTTGATAAAATTGTGATTTATTTTCAACAGATTGTCTTTTTCTGTTGTACCAAGTTCCATCAACTTTTTCACTATTCTCACCTCCTGTAGGAGACAACAAACCATTGTTACGAGGTCTGATATAAATGTCTTCTAAGGCGTAGTAATATGCTAAATAAAGTAAAGCATTTTGAACATAATTAAGTACTAAAAATTGATAATCACCTGTTAAGGTATTAGTTTTAATTTTGCCTAAAATAGCCTCATATAATTTAGTACCCAACAAACGTTGGATGTCTATATCTTGTGCTTCACGCACAGCATTCTTTAACAATTTAGAATCAACGTTGTTGTTGATATCTGTAAATTGTCTAAGGTTTTCTTCTGAAATTATAAAAGTATCAGTCATTGTCTTAGTTTATTGGTTGTTCTTGTCCAGCTTGATTGATATTAGGATCATTTAATCTATCAGCACGTTCGATTTGTGCTTCCAAGATATTATCTTCTCCTACTTCTGATTCTTGTCCTGTCACTACATCTACTTCTTCTTTACCATCAGAATATAATTTTAATTGTTCAACTCCAAGTATGTAATTATCACCATAATTGATTTTTAAAATTTCATCAAAACAATCTAAAATTGCTTGTTGGAATGGTTTAACTACTGTATTTGTAAACAATAAGTAAGCATCCATTGTTTCATCTCTTCCTCCTAATTGTCCTTCGGTTTTAATACCAAGCATCATAGGAGATGTGATTCTATGTGCAGTTAATATTTTCTGCGTTACTAAATCGTTTATAGTGGTATAATACACATCTGTTCCATTTGAGTCAATAGGAGTAATTACAGGTGCGTTTTCTGGACTATCAACGTCCATATAAATTAATGAACCAGCATTTTCTGTTCCGCCATATTGGTTACGAAGCATTATTTCAATTGCTTCTCTTTCCTCATCATTAGCATTAGTAAATGTAGTAATAGCTAAAGATGGAACAACTCCATTAGTAATATTATTTAAATGGAAGTTATCAACTTGTGCATCTAATTCAATTACTTTTAAAGCACCAACATAATCAGGTACTGGATAATACTTCATACCAGGACGATATGAGTAGTAAGTGTAAATTTGACTTGGTTCTTCGTCTTTTTTTAATGGGTTATATACTGGTAAAAATGGAATGTCTTCTAATGATTGATTTACATAAGAACTAACTCCATTCCATTCATCCCAAATGTAATAACCTGGAATCTTACCTCTAAAGTTTTTTTCTTTAGCACGTAAGTATGAAAAATCTATGTGATATACTTCAGCAATCTTGCTTCTATCTTTAGACCAGATAATTTCTAAAGCAAAACCACCGAATAATTTAAGGTCTTTAGCTACTTTCTTGAAAACATCATTCCAAGATTCGCCTTCAGAGTTAGCAAAATCTAATGTTTTAGGCATATTGGAGGTTAAACCATTTCCAATAATTGCCTCTACTGTTGCGTTTACACAAGTTCCATGAATTGATGAATAGTTAACTAAATCAATCAATTTATTAGGGAAACCATTATCAGCACCAAAACTAATAAAAAATTGATTTTTACGTTCAACTAAACTAATACGTTGATTAGTTCCATTAGAACGGGGAATAGTTTTGAATGTATATTTTTTATTTTCACTCATTATTATGGATAGTTATAGGTAGTATAAGTACCTCCGTTTGTCGGTAATAAATATGTTGTTGTATCTACTCCATTGCTGCCTGAAACAAACGCTCTATCAGTTGACAACAATCTTGTTTTAACATATGCTCCTCCTCCAGACCATAAATTAGAAGTATTAACCCATAATGTAGCTTGTGTTCCCCAAGTACCTAAAGTACTTGCTGGATTAAATTCCCAAATTTGAACATTATATTGTCCTGAGGCTGTTGGTAATGTTGAACCTGTAACTTGAAATACTAACCAAGGATTTGTAGGACTTGGAGTATTAATTAAAGTGGCAATTACATCACCTTTAGTAGAATAATCGTAGGATTGAGTAAAGTCAAGTAATACCTGAGTTGTACCAGCAGATGCTGTCACATCAGGGTAAACCGCACTTGAATTTGTTGCTGAAGAAACGTTTAACTGTAGCATAGTTTACTTTCAACCAAGTAGGGGGTTAACGCATATGCGCAACCCCCATTTTGGTTTATTTTAAGATTAAAGAGTAGTTGAGTAAGAGGTAATTGTAATACCGCTTAATGAACCAGTGAATGAAGTAGCTGAACCGCTAATTTCTGAAGCTGGATTAGGCTCGTTTCCTGAGAAAACCAAGTTATAACCGTTCAAATCGCTGAATGCAGTTCCAGTTGCACTGGTACCACTCAACAACTGAGCGCCGTTTACTTGACCCATCAAGAACCAACGAGCGGCTCCATTTTCACTACCATTGTTAGTTTCAATAACAATTGATAAGTTAGGGTTTTGAGCTAATACTCTTACTTGGTTACGAACTGAAGTCTGCATTTTAAAGAATACAGCGTTACAAGTTTGGTTGTAAACTACTGTACCATTTTCAGGAGTAGCTACTATCTCCTCACTGTAGTTAGACGTTTGTCTAAACAACTGGAATTGATAGTAGGTACCTGAACCGGAAATCGAAGTAATTAAACCTTGGCTTCCTGAAATGCTTGTGATCGAACCAGATAAGATATAAATGTTTTTGATACCACCTGTGTTGTCACGACAACCCAACTGGAATCCTGATGTTATAGTACATGGCATAATATTATCTTTCTGATTTTAAAATGTTAGACAAAAATTAAACAGTTGCTTGAGCAGAAACCCAGAATTCAGGGTATGCAATGTTAACCCCAAGTTTAGTAGAAATACGGTGACGCAATGTGTCACTGTTAATATCGTACCACAACTGGAATTCAGTGAAGTCACTCAACAAGTCAGTACCAGCAACGATTTGCTTAGCAGGACCTAAGAAGATACGGTTCAAACCTTGCAATCCTACAGTACCTACCACTTTGACGTTCGGTTGGAATGGATATTGCATTTCGTACAAACCACCACGGTTAGTAACTGAGTTAGGATCGAAGTAGAAGTTGTTAGCCAAACGCAAACCAGTCAAGTAGTTACGGAACAAAGTTACGCTCATGAAGAAAGTCAAATCTTCACGGTCAGCAACATCAGCACTTGAAGTAGCAATCATAGTGTCCATAGTGGTCAAAATGTTAGCAGCTGAACTTGAAGCAGCGTTGATAACAACAGGAACAACTCCTGAAGTAGAAGAACTGATGATAGTAGCCAAACCACTTGTAGCGCAAGTACCTCCAAAAGTAGAAGCACTACCTGAAACTTGTTGCCACAAGAAATAGTCGTTAGCTTTTTGGAATTGGTTAACCAATAACTCAGAGTATTGAGTAGCCAAAGCGAAGGTTTCGTTGTATGAACCTGGAGCCAAAGCAGAGATACCTAAGTATTTCTTATCTAAGTCTTTCAAGCACAATGCATCGAATGAAGTACGAGGACAAACCTCAATAGTACGTTGAGTGAAAGTAGCTGAACCTGAGGCAGTGCTAACGCACGTACCATTTTGCATGAACAAGCTTACTTCGAATAGGTTAATAGGCTCTTGGTATTTCACTCCCTCTTGGATGGTGATATATTCCATTGTTGAACCAGCATAAACCATCTTGATGATTAACTCACCAGCAACCTGGTTGTTAAAATCGGATAGGGCGGATACGTTTAATGACATAATTGTATTGTTTTAGTTGTGTTGTTGTTAAATATTATTTTTTATTTTTCAAAAGTTCAGCCATAATTTTCATTTGTTTGGCTTGAAGATTTTCAGTTGAGAAATTTTCTTTAGCTTCTGCAGACATCATAGTTTTGTCTTTAGCAGGCGACTTCATGAATTCTTCCATTTTGGTTTTCATTGCTTTCATTTCTTCTTTGATACCAGCAATTTCAGAAGCGATAGATTCGTCGATAGCCATTTTAACTTTCTTCATCATTTCAGCTTCTACTTCAGCTTCAGTTTTAACTGGGCCAGTCAATGTAGAAACAGGAACATTAGTTTCAGTTACAGAATTTTGAGGAGTAGTACCTTGAACGCCTGAAATAGATTCTTTAGCAGCAAATGCTTCTTCAACAGCAGCAATTTCTTTATCTTCTACAGCGCCTAAACCATCTACAGCAGCCATTTCTTCTTCTTCTTCACCTTTTGCTGATACGATTTCTACTACTGATGAACCTTCGGTTTTAATCATTGTACCATCTTCTAATTTGTGGTATCCATCTGGAGCGAGGCTTTCTTGGCCTTCTTTGGTAACTACTTTTACTTCGTCGCCTACTTTCAAAGTGTCACCAGGGAAAACGATTTTGAACGCTTTGTTCTCATCATAAACTTCACCAAATGTTTCTTTAGAAGGAGTCTTATCAACTAAGCCAAAGTGTTGCTTTACCAACTCTTTTAATTGTTCTTTGTTCATAATTAATTAATTTGTTTATAAATATAGGGTTAATGTGTTTAAGTTATTTTTTTGCTTGAGCATAACAAATAGCAGCGGCTTGTTTCACAGGATATTCTTTGCGTAACTTCGCTATACACTTTGCTATAAACTCGTCTTTTGGTTCTGCACCACGTTTTGGAATTGGCATAATTATTTGTTAATTAATACGTTGTTATAAAAATAGCCTTCAACTGAGAAGCCTTTAACTTTACCTGTTTTTACATATTCGTTCCAAACACGTCTGTTGTCAATTTTGTACATTCCATACCATTGACCTTTAACTGGTTTGAAACCATATAATGTTGCTTTATCATGTTCTGGATCTTTAACAATCCATGTTTCAACTAAATAAGCATCATCAACTCTATGAGCACCATCATGTTCAATATTAACAGCATCAACTAATTTATCTTGCATCATTTTATATGCAATTTTTTCAATAGTTTCAGCACTGAAAAACACTTTATATTCCTCACCTGTTTTTTCATCAACACGAGGAATTAATTTATGTGGGGTCATTAATGGACCTACTAACATTTGCTTTTCAGCTAATTCAGCAGCAAAGTTACGCTTTTTACCTATTGATGCTTCATTAACATAATTAGGTAAAGCAGCAACATTGATTTCAAAATCTTCAGTAGGCAAATATGATTTAATTTTAGCTAAATGTCCGTCCATATAAGACACGTCATGTGTCATACCGGTAATTTCATCTATTTCTAAAATCAAATCTTTAAAATCAGAAATTAAAATAGAGGCTAATTCAACATCCTCAGGTGTAGCACTTCTATCTTCAATTACATCTTCTTCTAAGTCAAAAATATTATCTGCA